AATAAATTATTAAAAACAGATAATGTTGATTATGTTATTGCAATCGACACCGATTCTGTATATATTAATATGTCAGGTATTGTTGAAAAATTTAAACCAACAAACCCTGTTGAATTTCTTGATAAAATCTCTAATGAATATTTTGAAAAAATACTTAAAAAGGCCTTTGATGAATTTTATTTTGTAACAAATGGTTATACACCTCGTATGGAAATGGCAAGGGAAGTGATTGCGGATAAAGGTGTATGGACTGCAAAGAAAAGGTATATTTTAAATGTACATAATTCAGAAGGTGTACAATATGCAGAACCTAAATTAAAAATCATGGGCATTGAGGCTATAAAATCATCAACGCCAGAGGTTGTGCGTGATAAATTTAAGGAAGTGTTTAAAATAATTATGACACAAACAGAATCAGATGTTCAAAATTTTATTGCCAATTTTAAACAAGAATTTAAATCACTGTCGCCAGAACAGGTATCCTTTCCTCGTGGTGCACAAAATATTGGAAAGTGGAAAGACTCTACAACAATATACGCAAAGGCAACTCCAATTCATGTTCGAGGTGCCCTTTTATATAACCATCATGTAAAGGAAAATAATCTAATCAAAAAATATGAAACAATCAAGGATGGCGAAAAGGTAAAATTCTGTTATTTAAAAACACCAAATCGAATTAAGGAAAATGTTATTGCCTTTCCTAATAATTTACCGAGGGAACTTGGCCTTCATGAATATATTGATTACGATACACAATATGAAAAGGCCTTTGTCGACCCACTTCGCTTAATTCTTGAGGCCATTGGTTGGCGAACCGAGGCAGTCAGTAGTCTTGATGATTTTTTTGCTTAACATATTTACTTTGTCACTTTATTGTTATATAATACAATTATGATTAATATTACTATATTTAAAAATAGGTATGATAATAAAACTCATAGACGACTTGATTTAAAATCATTTGATGAACTTGAACAATTGTTATATGGTTTATCAGTCAAAACTTTAAAAGGTAAAGAGGACGCGTATTTAATTTCACCAGCATCTTATGTTGAGGATAGTACCAGACGTAATGATAATGTATTACATTGGGGTGGTTGGTGTGCAGTCGATGTTGATGATTTACATATTGAAACTGATATACAGGAATATATAAATGATATGTTTCCAACATGGCGTTTTATTTGCTACAGTACTGCGTCAAGTACTACCGAGCAACCTAAATTTAGAATAGTGTTTGCCCTATCACGAAATATATTGGCAGATGAAATTGTGCCCTTTTGGCATGCACTACAAATGGCAATAGGCGAAATTGGTGATGAACAAACCAAGGATAAATCAAGAATGTATTATATTCCTGGTAATTATGAAAATGCAAATAATTTTATTTTTTCAGGCAAAGGTAAACAATTAATTAATCCGGATTTATTAATTAGTAAATATCCTTATACTGAAAAAAAAGGTATAGGGTCTACTTTTCTTGATAGACTGCCAGATGAATGGCGTAATCAAATTATTGAATATCGAAAAAATAAATCAGACAATACCAATTTTAATTGGTCATCTTACAAGGATTGTCCATTTTGGCCATCCAAATTGGCCAATGAATATATAGTTATTACAGGTACTGGTTGGTACAGAAAAATGTACCAAATTATGGTTGCAACCGCAGGTAATGCTATTAAAAGGCAATATCCAATTAGTGCTAAGGAAATTGCCGAATTATGTAAACAATTTGATATGGATACTGGACGATGGTATGAAAGTCGTCCATTAGAATCTGAGGCTGATAGAGCAATAGAATATGTTTACAGAAATATGTAATAAAAAAAGGAGTATATAATGACAGGATTTTCTTCCGGAAGTATTATGGATAAATTGAAAAAGAACTCTAAAATAAAAGAGACCTCTATTCTTTCAGATTCAAAATTTTTCACAGAAAAGGATATGGTACAAACAGATGTACCAATGATTAATTTGGCACTATCAGGTTCTCTTGATGGTGGTCTTGCACCAGGTCTTACGGTTCTTGCAGGGCCTTCAAAACATTTTAAAACATCATTTGCATTAATTATGGCAAGTGCATATTTAAAAAAATATGAGGACTCTATATTGTTATTTTATGATTCAGAATTTGGTTCACCACAATCATATTTTGAAACATTTGGTATTGATACAAATAGAGTATTACACACACCAGTTACAAATGTAGAAGAATTAAAATTTGATATAATATCACAATTGGAACAACTGGATAGAAATGATAAGGTATGTGTTGTAATTGATTCAGTTGGTAACCTTGCATCTAAAAAGGAACTTGAAGATGCCATAAATGAAAAATCAGTTGCAGATATGTCAAGGGCAAAGGCATTAAAAGGTTTATTCAGAATGGTTACACCTTATTTAAATATGAAGGATATACCTCTTATTGCAGTTAACCATACATATCAAGAAATTGGCTTATTTCCTAAGGCAATTGTATCTGGTGGTACTGGTATTTATTATTCAGCAGATAATATTTGGATATTAGGCAGACAACAGGATAAACAAGGTACAGAAATAAAAGGTTATCACTTTATTATTAATGTTGAAAAATCAAGGTATGTAAAAGAAAAATCAAAAATACCTATTAGTGTTTCCTGGGAAGGTGGTGTCCAAAAATGGTCTGGCCTACTTGAAGTAGCAATGGAAGGTGGATATGTATCAAAACCATCACCTGGTTGGTATGCAAAGGTTGACAGAGAAACTGGTGAGATAAGTGATTCAAAGGTTAGGGAAAAGGACACACTTACAGAAGAATTTTGGGAACCAATTATAACAGACGAATTTAAACAATATTTAACCAAAAAATTTAAAATATAAAAATGGTTACAGAGTCAAAGGATTATGAATTAATACCTCTTGAAGATGATACAGAATCATGGGGTGTTAGAATATTAACAGGTGAGTTTTCAGAAACAGTTATCAAATATGGTAATGTTGGTTTTGAAGGCGAAGGCAATGATATGATGATGAAATTTAACTTTGATATCATATCAACACCTGATGAGGACTTGGAAGTGGAAACAAATACAGAGTTGCAAGAGTTGGCTCGTGATATTTTAATTACAATATTTGAAGAGGATAAGAAGTGAAAATATTAATATGTGGTCTGCCAGGTGCAGGCAAAACAACATTAGGACGGCCATTCGCTGAGTTGATTGGTGGTGTGTTTTTAAATGCAGATGATATAAGAAAAGAATATGATGACTGGGATTTTACTCCAGAGGGTCGAATGCGACAAGCAATGCGAATGAAATTTTTATCTGATGGTATTGTTAAAGCAGGTAAAATTGCAGTTGCCGATTTTATATGTCCTACAAAGGCTGCAAGAAAACAATTTGATGCAGATTTTATTGTTTGGATGGATACAATTAAGGAAGGCAGATTTGAGGATACAAATAAAATGTTTGAACCTTTGGAAAGAGGTGAATATGATTATCACGTTTCTGGTTGGTTTGATAATACACACGTACAATTAGTTAAGGTCGTATCAAAATATATGGAGAGAAATAATGTTAGCTGAATTTGGAACCTTTGATTCAAAAAAACCTACTGTACAAATGCTTGGTCGTTGGCAACCATGGCATGATGGTCATACAGAATTATTTAAAAGAGCACATGCAATTACAGGACAAGTTGTAATTATGGTAAGAGATGTGCAAGGTGCAAGTGGTGGTGAAGGACAAGATGATAATCCCTTTGCCTTCGATGATATTATAAATGATATTGCACCAAGATTATCAGAAAATGGGTTTACAATTAATAGTGATTATGTTATAATAAAGGTACCAAACATTGTTGATATTAGTTATGGCCGTGGTGTTGGTTATACATTTACTGAACATGATTTGGGAAAAGAGATACATGATATTTCTGCCACAAAAATAAGAGAACAAATGCGAAAGGAAGGTAAACTTGACGCCAAACATTGAACAAACAATTTTACGAAATTTATTAGATGATGAACAATATATGCGTAAGGTAATTCCGTTTATAAAACCGGATTATTTTCAAGGCATATACAAGACATTATTTAAAGAGGTTGGAAAATATATTGGCAAATATAATAAACTTCCAACTCAAGAAACTCTGGTTATTGAATTAGAGGATTTAAATGAAGAACAATATAATATGGCGATGGATATTGTTCCTCATTTATTTGTAAAAGAGCCAATTGATGCAAATTGGTTGGACGATGCAACTGAAAAATGGTGTCAGGATAGAGCAATATATAATGCTGTCATGGAATCAATTTCTATAATTGATGGTAAACATGAAAGTTTAACAAAAAATGCATTACCTGAATTATTGTCAAAGGCTCTTGGTATATCATTTGATACAAATGTAGGTCATGATTATGTTGAAAATGCAGAACAAAGGTTTGAATTTTATCATACCGAAGAAGACCGAATTCCATTTGATTTGGATTATTTTAACAAAATTACAAAAGGTGGTGTACCAAATAAAACTCTTAATATTGCTCTTGCCGGTACCGGTGTTGGTAAATCATTGTTTATGTGCCATGTTGCTGCAAATGCACTAACTCAAGGTAAAAATGTTTTATATATAACCATGGAAATGGCAGAGGAGAGAATCGCAGAGAGAATAGATGCTAATTTGTTGAATGTTCCAATTGACCAACTAGAAAATATGTCAAAGGATATGTTCACTCGTAAGGTAAATAATCTTGCAAAGAAAACAAATGGTAAATTAATTATAAAGGAATATCCAACTGGTTCTGCACACTCTGGTCATTTTAGAGCATTATTAAATGAATTAAAATTAAAACGACAATTTGAACCAGATATGATTTTTATTGATTACCTAAATATCTGTGCATCATCAAGAATGAAAGGAATGGGCGGTGCAATCAATTCATACACTTACATTAAGGCAATTGCTGAAGAATTACGTGGCCTTGCGGTCGAATTCGACTTACCGATTTTCTCTGCAACGCAGACGACTCGTTCTGGTTATTCTAACACGGATGTTGGGCTTGAGGATACGTCCGAGTCTTTTGGATTACCCGCAACCGCAGACCTCATGTTCGCACTTATCTCAACAGAAGAATTAGACAAACTTGGTCAATTTATGGTAAAACAATTAAAAAATAGATATAATGACCCAACCATGCATAAGAGATTTGTAATTGGTGTTGATAGAAGTAAAATGAGATTACATGATGTAAATGAAACCGAACAAACATTACAAGATGATACACCAGTTTTTGATAAAACTGAAGTCGCAAATAAATTTGAAGGATTTAAGGTATGAGTACTGCAAAATTAATTAGTTATTCCGTTGTACCTGCAGGTAATAAAAGTTATTATGCACAAAATATGGAAGATTTAATTGCATATTGTGCAAGAGTATCCAATCCAGCAAACCAGGATAATTATGATACATCACATAAACTATTAAAATATTTAATACGAGAAAAACACTGGTCGCCATTTGAAATGGCATCGGCATGTATAGAGGTTACAACAACAAGAGATATTGCTAGACAATTAATACGACACAGGTCATTTTCCTTTCAAGAATTTTCTCAAAGGTATGCGGACCCATCAAAGGATTTAAATATAAACATATTGAGAGAAGCAAGATTACAAGATACGAAAAACAGACAAAATAGTATACCAACAGAAAATACTGAACTACATAATACATGGTTTGATAAACAAGAAGAAATTATGGACCTCGTAGAGGAACATTATAAATGGGCTGTGGATAATGGTATAGCAAAAGAACAGGCTAGAGCAATCTTACCAGAGGGTACGACTGAATCTAAATTGTATGTAAATGGCACTATACGTTCTTGGATTCATTACGTTGAATTAAGGTCAGGTAATGGAACACAGTTAGAACATAGGGAGTTAGCAATTAAATGTGCCGATGCACTAAAGGGAATATTTCCAATGATAACTAACTTTATACAGGAGGAAGAAAATGAAAAATGAAGAAAAAGTACAAGCAAAGGTGGTTGATTATATAATGAAAAAAAATGAAAGAAATTATCAATATACAATAGCACAAATAATGGTCCGTTTTTTTGGATTAGGTTTATTAGTATTCTCAGATGACCCTGTTGGATATTTACCATTCGCAGCACTAATACTTATGGTTGCCGAAGGAATTGGAGCAGCAAGGGATTTATGATTTCATTCGAGGTAAAGAATGAAGATGATGTTTGGTCACTAATACCACCCGAAAATTTGTGGTTAACTGATAAGCTATTATTATCAAGACATTTAGGTTATGATTGTGGGCCCACAGGAGTTGATGTTTCAATACCGGGTTGGTATATTTCCAGACCTTGTGTTAATGCATTAGGTTTAGGGCTAGGTGCAAAAAAGGTTTGGTTGGACCATGATACAACTTTTTTACCTCTTGGATTCTTTTGGTGTCAATGGTTTGAAGGTAAACACTACAGTGTTGATTGGTGGCCAGAATATAAAACAAAGGCCTATACATGTCAAGGAGTAAAGGATAAAGAAACACTTGTAAAATGGAAAAAATGGGTCAGGGTTCCAAATAATAGTGAACAATGGTATCCAGAAAGTTTACATTATATTTTAAAAAGATACAAACAGGTGAATATTGAATATATTGGAAATAAAATTATAGAAATTCATTTAAGACCTAATGAAGATTTCCAAGATAGTAATATACAAGAGTTTATTCCAGTATGGGTTGGAGATGATACAACTCCGCCAAAAGGTTATCGTTATATTCATAGCCCAGAATATAATGGTCGTATAGGAGCATTTATAAAATGATACTTATTGATAATTGGCGTCATATACCTATGATTGTTGAGGATAATTTTTTAGATGAACAGGATTTCCTAGATGTTAAAAAATATTTTAACAATAAACCTCTTGTGAATGATATGCTACATGCCGCTGCAAAAAATAAATTATATAAACATAGATTACAATTAAAAAATTATATAAACAATCCAAGATGCAATCACTCAGATAATCCTGATGAATGTTTTTGGAATATTCTTTTGGTTAATCATTCACCAGGCACTATAAAAGAATTACATAGAGATTCGTCGTGGAAATTATTATCGTCAGTATTATATGTCAGTGATAATGGTGATGGTACAACTTTTCGTAATAAATTAGAAAATGAAAAACAAATTGAGTGGAAACCAAACCGAGTTGTCTCATTTATACCAAGTGAAGATAGTTGGCATAAATATTCAAACACATTAGGATCAGATAGACTTACAGTGCTTTTTAACTATGGAAATAGGGTGTCAGTTGATAAAATTATATAAATAAACCTACAGGGTGGTTCCTTAATAAACCCGTGCAGGGCAACGGTTACCCTGTTTTTTTCAATAACAAAAAGGAAAAGTTAATGTGGAAAGACAAAAAGTCGATCACAATCGGCATATTGATTGTTATAATCCTAGGACTTGCTTGGTTAAACTGGCCTCATAAGGTTCAGATAGTAAAACCAGCCGCTGCAAGTACATTAGATATTCTAGGTTGGGACATCAGTAAGGAAGTAGGTTACGAAAGAGCAACACAAGGTGATACACAAACATTATATGGTTCACTAGGTATCGGACCAGTATCATTTGGTGCTTCTTTTGAAGACGACCTGTCGGTTGACGGCATACAATTTGACAACGCAGGCTATGACCTTGATTTAGCTCAAGACATAGGTTGGGTAACAGTTTATGCTAATAATGCACTTGATGAAGATTTCGCTTTAACTGAAACTACCATTGGAGTTAAATGGAGTTTCTAATGAATTGAACGAGGTGGTTTAAAAGCCACCTCAAACTAAGGAAAAATAATGAAAACAGTATTAACAATAGTTGCCGTGGTTATCTTTTTATGGATAATTGCATTTTCGTTTGCAGTAAAAAATGTAAGGGGTTGGGAATTAGCAGAAGCTCCTGAAATAGTAAATGAAGATGATATGGAAACCTTTATGGCAGCAAAACCAATAGAATGTACCTTTGACCAAACAATTATAGAAGAATATATTGAAAATACCGGCGAGCAACCTTTTGCAAGAGGTCAGGCATATGTAACAAATGGACTTGAGGTTTACGAGGTAGAAGTTTTAGTATATTTAAATTTGGAAGAACAAACATTTTCCATATTCGAGGTTTATCCAGACGGAAGTGCTTGTTTATCACTTCAAGCAAATAAGGTAGAAATATTTACCTTTGGATTAAATGTATAAATGTATTTACTTTTTAAATAAAATATTATATAATAAACTATATTATGAACAAGTGAGGAGGCACTATGCCAAAAAATTCTAAACGTCATGATTCAACCATGTTGGCGGCATGGGCAAGACAATACGGAATAAAAGGTTACGAACAATTTGACCCTAAATTTAAAGAGCAATTAAGAATTAAAGCTCTTCGTAATTTTCATAGTAAACCTAAGAAAAAATGAAATATTTTACTCGCAAGATGATTGCACACAAAGACCTAAACAGTAACGGCACACTATTTGGTGGTCGTGTATTAGATTGGATTGATGAAGAAGCATACATCTTTTGCAGTTGTCAACTTGATAACGATAGAGTTGTTACACGTTCAATGAGTAATATTGATTTTCATCACAGTGCAATACGTGGTGATATAATTGAAATTGGTATGGAAACTGTTTCAATGGGAAGAACCAGTATTACTATAAAATGTGATGTTAGAAATAAAAGAACAGGCAATTCAATTACCAGTGTTGATAAAATAGTTTTTGTCAATATTGGGCCTGATGGTAAACCAACACCACACGGTAAAATATAAATACATTTATGAATATTTGTACACTTACAGAGTCAGCAAAGGCACACATTAATGCAGTGTGTGAAGAAAATGACTGCTATGCCGTTAGTTTAGATATAAAGGGTGGCGGTTGTGCAGGCTTTGAATATGATTGGGGTACAATTAAATCAATCGATGAGGTCAGACCACTTGATATTACAATGGATGCCGGTACAGGAAAATTTGTAATAGGTAGTGAAAGCATGATGTTTATGTTTGGCACAGAGATAGATTATGTTAAAACAATAATAAGTTCTAACTT